TCATGGATTCAAACGGGCGTCGCACAGGGCGAGCATGACTTCCCGGCGGGCGCTTTTGGGAACGTGGGGAGGCCGGGGATTGCCGACGCTCACCACGTCATAGCTGCGGGCATAATCCTCCGGATTCACCGTCCGGCTGTCCCAGTTCCACCAGGACCACCGCCCGGACCGGTTCCGGGGCGTCCACGGCTCGTCAAGCCGGACACGCTCCCGGCCGCAGACATCCATGACGGCCCGGCAGATGGTGAGGTCTTCCGGGGCGAGCGGGGGGATAGCGGCGCATTCCAGCGCTTCGGCGGCCATCCTGGCCGCCCGGCCGCTCAGGGCGTAGCAATTTCCGTAGGCGGACCGTTCGGACGGGTTCCGGGGGACCCGGTATCCGGCGGCGTGCAGCGCAAGCCCGTTGTGTTTCATTTCCCTGACCCATCCGCCCGACAGAAGCGCCGTGTCGGAGTCAATCTTGACGACGGTATCGCCATCCGCCGCCCCCTTGGCCAGCGTGGCAATGATTCCCCGGACGCACTCCGGGCCGCGCAGGTTGCCGCAGCGGGGGAAAGAGCTCCGGCGATACCGCGCCCCATACGCTACAAGAGCCCTCCTGGCCTCCGGGGGTACCGGGGCGGCGCTGTCGTCCACCACCGTAACTACCGCCTCCGGAAGAGCCGTCCTGGCGCACCGGACGCAGGCCACGGCTTCCTGCGCGTCTCCGGCATAGGTGAAGGTGTATATCCTGATCATGACATTCCAGAGGGGCCGAAGGTTCCCGGGTGGATTAGGAGATAAACCGTGCCCGCCTGGTGCTGCACCACCTTGTTGCCGTCGATGGTGGCCAGATGGAAATAATATTCATAAGGGGTTTCCCGGTCCTCCTCCGCGAGCCTGACGGGGTCGGAAACGCCGCCCGCGGCGGACAGAGAGGATCCGAGGTATTTCGCGTCCTTGTCCAGCTGGATCTTGAGCCAGATTTCCCCGGAGGTGACGGGGCTTTTCACCCAGCCCCCGGAACCGTCCCCCTCCGGAAGCAGCCCCCCGATATAGTTGCCGGCATAGATAGCCTTCCCCTTGCGGATGTAGGCGTCGGACACCTTGCCGTCGCTCCCGTAAGACAGGCGGCATTGGAATCCCACCTCGACGGCGCTGGTTCCCCACGCGGGAGGCTCCTGGGCCTGCAGCAGTTTTACGGACGGCCCGACGCTGGGAAGCTCCGGGACTTCATCGTCCGCTCCGGAAGAGCCTCCGCTGCCGGATCCTCCGCCCGAAGAACCGCCCCCGGCGGACGTGGACGAATCCGCCCAGGCCGTCCGGCGAAGCGCCTCGGCAAGCTGCCGGCTCCGGTCGATGGAGTCCTGCAGGGAGATCTGTTCCGGGGCTCCCACCGTCACGTCGGAAACTCCCGTTTTAAGGTCGAGGGATATTTCCTGGATGACGGCCCGCATGGTTTCCCATTCTTTCAATCCCCCCGTGATGGAGAAGCGTCCCCCGCAGACCTGGTCAAAGTCATCGTGGACGGTCGCGGATCCGTCATAGGGCAGCGCGCGGGTGGCTTCGTAGTAGGATTTCAGGAAATTTTTATACAACACGGAGGTGTCGTAGCTGCCCGATGTTTCGTCGTCTCCGGGGCTTCCGCCGTCGTCGGATACGCTTTCCACCGTCCCTGCCCTGTCCACCCGGTAGGACGCGTAGCCGACATTCGTCGTGGTCACTTCAAACGTCAATGTTCCGATCCAGCGGTCCCCGGTTCCGGATTTTCCGCCGTATTCCGGAAAATATTGCTTCACCGTGTCGGGGGGCTCTGTCGCCCGCACCCGCAAATCCACCCGGACCCTGCCCCATTTGATTCTCGCGCTCTTTCCGTTGATCTGGCCGGAGGTCAGTTCGTGGGTGACGGCCACGCTGCTGTATCCCCGGTGTTCCGCGTCAGCCGGCGTGATGGACGTGATTTTCGGACTGGCCGCCACTTCCAGGCCGGCGCAATCCTCCAGAGCCGGAGCCCAGCGTTTGACACGGGCCGCCCACTGGGCCGTGCCGGTCGGGAATTTGTCTCCCCGGACAATCATCCGCGGGGCGTCGTAACCCAGCGAGCCCGTTTCCGCAGGGCTGTATTGCCCGGCAGTGTCGGAGACCTTGACGCCGCCCGGAACGTCCACTTCCGCCGTCACCACATAGGGCTGGGACAGGGAGGCGCCTGAGGGATAGACGGCCAGCGCGCGCTGAACCCGGGAGACCACGGAAGCGTTGCAGGTCAACCCCACGGCCGGAGGCACCAGATCGGGACGCGCCTTGAGGGACAGGGCGCTTACGTCCACGGCGGACAGGTCGAGCACGACATCCGGCAAATGGGCATGGTCGGCAATGACCAGCGTGGCGGAGTCGTCCGCGCCGTATTCAAACCACGCGGCCATGTTGGGGCGCCATTGCTGGATCTGGGAAAGCAGGGAGGCATACGTTTCCGACGCGTAGGCAAACGGAATGATTTCGGCATCCTTGTCGATCCGGAGGTCGTATTTGATGGGGATCAGAGCCGTGCTGACGGCGTGGTCCAGGACTCCGGAGAGAGCGTCCCGGATGTTCGCGGTCGCCTGTTTTTCCTGACCGCTTCCGCCTGTGCCTCGGCGGTATTCGGCAAAGATGCCGTTGGCGCGGCCGTTCACGAAGTACTGGATGTTGCTCAGGTTCCACCAGTAATCGCAAATCCTGATGTCCCAGCTCTCGGAGGTTCCTTCAAGGGAGTGTTCCAGGTCAATGGCCGGTCCGATGAGCAGGGTTTTCCCGCGCCAGACGACTTTCACTATTTCCCCTTCTTCAAACGGGCAGGAGGCAAACCGGGAGACCGGCGCGCGGAAGGAGACGGAGGCTCCCCCGAAGGAGAGCCGGTTGTAGGACGGGCTTTCGGCCATGTCCAGGAAGTCGGAGGAAGATACGTCAAGGGTTTTCACAGGGGGCGGCCGAGGGTGAAGTTGTAGGAGACGATAAGGCGCAGGCCCTGAACCTTCGGCTCGGCGTCGGCGATGACGGCTTCAAAGCGCTGTTCACGGCCGCAGACGTCGGTCCAGGCCCATTCCCCCTTCCCCGCCGTTTTCCATTCGTTGAGCCATTCGTAAAAGGCGCTCCACGCGTCCATGTGGGAGGCGCATTCCCGCACGGTGGAGATGGTGAAGGACAGGGACAGGTTGCCGAATGCGTCCAGCCTGGGGAACGGGCTGTTGATGATCGGCGTGGCGGACGTGCCGAACTGCACCGGGAAAGCGTGTTCCGGCAGGGAGTCGAGCAGGAATTCCCCGGCGCGCACGACGGGGCGCCCGTCAAAGGTAATGGAAAAGGGAGATACGGTCGTGTCCATGCCTCAATAATGGTGGGGGAAACAGGGGCCGCCCCTCCCCATGCAAACAGAGGGGCGGCCCCGGCTGTCACGCTCCGGCGGAGGCCGGGAAGGCGATTTCTTCCGTGGGCGTCAGGGAATTCAGGGAGGACGGGATCACTTCAAGCGTCAATTTCGGCGTGATCAGCTTGTTGTTTTCCGTGGGGATTTCCACCTTGAGCAGCGCCGCTACTTCCAGGACCATCATTTCTTTTTTGTCTTCCTGGTATTTGGTGAGGCGCGCCCATACCTTTTGCCCGTAGATGTTCCGGGAAAAGGGCTGCACTTCCTTTCCGGCTTCCAGCCTGTCGCACTGGTAAATCACCTGCCAGCAGACCGGATTAACCTCCGTGGAGTTGATTTCGATGGTGTTGCCCGTCACTTTGGTGTTCTTCCGCGTCACATAGGAGGTCGTGTCGCGGGAAAATACCGTGCGGGCGTCGTCTTCCGTGGTCGGCGTGATTTTGTAGTCGATGACTTCGTTGGCCATCATCCAGGCGTCGGAGTCCTTCGCCGGCTTGAATTGCTCGTCCACCGTGTCCGTGCCGCTTTCGGCCGTGACTGTCGTTCCGAACGGGCACAGGTCGAGAAAGGTGCCGACCAGCATTTCCTTGTTGTAGAGTTCTGACATGGTTGTTAGCTTCTTACGTAGTCAATAAAGGTCACTCTCCCGGCGTCGGCGTGGACTTTGTACACGTCTTCCGGGATGTGGACGATTTTTCCCCGCGCGGCGATGCCGTGAGGGAGTTCCAGCTTGTTGACGGCCACCCGGCATTTGACGATGCGGGGCGCCGGAGCAGTAGCGGCCTCCTGGGCCGCGGCGGTGGTGGGTTTAGTTGCCATGTTTGATAATCAGGGTTGTTTCCATCGTCAGGACGATGGACTTTTTCAGGATTTTGGCGAGAGCCGGCTTGGAGCTGGTAACGATTACCTCCGTCATCATCAGCCGGGCATGGTTGCGGCGCCACTTGTGAAAGCCCTCCTGGATGATGTCGGCAAGGTCGTCGGCGTCCCAGCCGTCACCGTCCAGAAGCGGGTTGCTCTCCACGGTGACGTGCCATCTGGCCGTGCTTTTGCCGCTCCTGCTCAACTTGTCCGGAACAATTTCCGGACGCTCCATGACGATGACGGTTTCCAGGGAACCGGTCACCCTCTTGATTTCTTCCTCAAAGGAACCGTCCCATGCCTTAATAATGATTTCCGGGTCTTCCCCGTTGTTGGCCGCGGAGCAAATTTCCACGGCCCGCTGACAGAGGACTTCCGCAAATGCAATGACAGGCGACTTCTTCAGGGTTTTCTTCATATCGGATTGCTCCAATCCTGGTGTTTCGGCCCTCCGTAAATGACGTCGCTGGGCTGGTGCCCATCGTAGGGGGCAAACTCGACTTCACAGGCAGCCACGGCGCGGAGTTTCGCGCGGGCATCCTGATATTGAGCCGCCCGCGCCGTCCCCTGCAGGGATTCGCTTGAACCTGGCACGGAGCTGGTGACGGCATCCCGCACCAGAATGCAGGTGGTGAATACCAACTCCGCGGGAACGGAACTGGAATCCATCGCAATCCTGGCATTTCTGGGGCAGGAGTTGACTGCAGCCGCCACCTCGTTGCAGACCTCGCGGATGATGTCGCTGATTTTGTCCCGGGCAATGGAAGTAATTTCCTTGTCCAGGCAATAGCGGGCAACCGCTTCCGGAGTAATCCTTACGAGGGCCATTGTTTCAATAAGGTTATACCTTGACGGCAAGGACGGCTTCCTGTGCCGTGCTGTCGCCTGCGGACGTTTCAGCTGCGATTTTCAGGCGCAGCCAGGGGCCGGCCTCCAACGGAACGCGCATGAACACTTCTCCGGAGCCGGAACCATTGCTCTCACCCCCCGTCGCAACCAGCTTCGGGGAATCCAGTTCCGTCCAGGCATCACCGTCCTCGGACGATTCGACGGTGAGGGTCATCGTCTTGCCGGCGGCCAGCGCGGGAAGCTCTTCGTGCTTCAATGAAATGACAGCGCTGTCGATGCCTCCTTTCTGTCCGATATGAATCGGGGCAGACGTTACCGTCTTTCCGGTTCCCGGCATCTTCAGACGGATCGTAAGCGCTTCGTCATTGCGGTACATATTCTTCATCATGTGGTGTGTTTCTCCTTTCTGCGGATAAAAGGTTAATTTTTGAGGGCAAGGGAGTTGCGACGGGCGCGGAAAAAGTCTTCCGCAAATGCGGCGCGGACACTGGACAGTGATTCGTCATCAAGCAGGGAATCCACTTCCAGAATCTTGATTCCCATCACGGAATCGGGTTCAGGGGCGATCATGCCCGTTCCGCCGTTTCCGGTGGCAGGCGTAAGGGTTCTGGATTCCTGCAACAGCAATTTCACATTGCCGTTCATAACCACATAGGAAATCATGCCGCGCAAGGCCGCAGGAAACAGGCTCTTCGCCTTGGCGACAAGTTTGTCCGTCAAGGGATGCTGGGCGCTGATGTTCTTGATGCGGGCCACGGAAAACGGAGATTCCACGGCAATGCCCGTCCAGCCTTCCAAACGGGAAGTATAGGCCCTCATTGTTCCTGATTCCCCGTCTTCCGTATTCCTGGCCACGGTCTCTTCCTGCACCGGAGACATGGAAAGCGTCTTCTTGTTCCCCCATATGGAGTGCAGGAAGTCGTCACCCAAAATGACCAGGTAAGCGGAAGCTCCGGAGTTGTCGGCGCGGTTGGCTTCCGAGTCTTCCTGCTTGGAAGGATCTGCGGAAATGGTCATATAATCCCCCATCTGTTCAGAAATAGCCGGGAACACATTTTCCTGTTCCGGAAGCCTGTACCACATCTGCAGGGCAATGGAGGCCATGGCACCCAACGTAACGCTTCGGGTTTCCTTGGTGAGCAGCTGCGCCCCCCTGGCGGAGCTGGTGACAACGGCCTTGTCCACCGCAATAGGTCCGTCAATGTAGTAGCACTTAACGGTTTTATTGGTGTATTCGGTCGTCAGGTTCTTGGCTCCGGCATTGGCCGGACGAAACCCGAAACGGGGAATGCCGGTGGGCATATTGATTTCGTACTGCGTTCCGTCAATAACGGTAACGGGAAACGCGGTTACTTCCGGGGATGCAAGTCCAACAGAACGGACTGCGTCAAGGGCCTTGATAGATCCTGTTCCTTCCTGCTGAAGCACGTCCAGCAGGGTCATAAATTCTTTCGCGGGCATATTACTTGTTCAGGTTATTGAGTTCGGTTTCAAAGGAGCTGCGAAGAGCCGCGGTTCCCGTGACGGGTTCTTTTGGGGAGCCTTCCGGCTTGCCGGCATTCACGTCATCGAATGCGGGATTTTTCGGCAGGGCGTTCAACTGCTTGCTGGCGGCAATATAGTCTTCCGTCAGGGCTCGTTCCCAAAAGGTCTTGGATGCTTCATCCTTCGGGGCGATTTTGCCCGCAGCAATGGCATCGGCAACGTCCTGGACGGCGCGTTCCTTCACCTGCTTCCTGGATGCGGCAATTTCTTCCTGGCATTTCGCCAGCTCCTTCTTGCTTGCTTCCAATTCGTCGGAGCTGGCCTTGCCTTTGTCCTGCAGGGCCTTGATGCGCTCCAACACGATAGCCTCGGCATTTTCAGCCTTGGCTTCTTCCTCGGTCAAAATGCCGAGGGCAACGAGTTTAGTGATGTCCATGTCTCGGTTGGTTGTATGGTTGTCTTGCTGGTCGAGGCCCTCCTTGGGCTTCTCAAGGTCTCTATTGTCGCCCGGTTTCCCGGGGTCTTCAACGTCGTCAAAATGGGCTACGTCGCCCTCCATTCGGCTGGCGGCAATGCGTTCGATGTCGTCAAATGCGGGGTCATTGACCAAGGAACCTACTTCTATGGATTCCGGCAACAGGCCGAGGATTTCCCCGGTTCCCTTGTCGCGCCGGAAGCGGGGGCTGTGATAGCCGTAATTGCCGCCTTCCACGTCCGTTCTTCCCTTCTCCGTCCATCCTTCCAGTTCCAACACAACGCCTTTTTCCTCGTTCCACACAAACCGTCCCGGCTTGTAAGAGGCGGGCCCCATCTCATGATCATAGAGCCCGACCGGTTTGACGTTGCTGGATAGCTTGGCTTCCAGGTCGGCATTGAGCCGGGGAACGCAGTCGGACGTTACCCGCACCACACACGTTCCCGGCTGGCCGTTGAGCGAGCATTTAATAGTATGTTCTCCTTTGGGGGCCCACAGGATAGCCATGGGAGCCTTGCCGTGGTTGCCGGCTACCGTCGTTATCAGCGTACTCATGCCCCCATGATGAGGCACAGTGGAGGTATGGGGCAATAGACGCAAAATGGGCTACAAAATATTCAAGCCGTAACGATCAGGAATAAAATCCCGGCTGGCCGAGAATAATATCTTGCCACCTCCCAAAGTTTTACGTAATATTATAATGGTATTGGGAGAGAATTGATTTCTCAGTCCCTGCTCTATTGAATTAAGAAAAAACACTAATTAAAAAAGAAAGGTACTTACCATGAAAATGATTTTTTTATGGGTCACATGTTTAGTTGTCATAACCGGTTGCAATGCTCCTCAAGAGAATCATGATCAAATTGAAAACGGTGGAACAAAAATAGAAAACAAGTCGGAAAATTCTAATTTTTACGGCACTTATGAAGGAACTCTTCCCGCTGCCGATTGTGAAGGTATAAAGACGACACTGACATTAAATAAGGATAAAACTTATATACTGAGGAGCGAATATATAGGAGAAGGAGAAAAAAGCGCAACTTTCGAATCAAAAGGTCATTATAATTTGATAAATGGAAACTTGATTGAATTATCTCTAACATCTTCTAATGAAAAATCTTATTATAAAATACTTGATGGTAGTAAATTAATGTTGTCAGACAAAGAAGGATCAATTAATCAAGGAATCTTATCCGAACATTATATTTTAAAAAAGAAATAAAACTATTTCTATAACAAATCTTTTTTCTACTCCGCCGCAGTTTCCCCTCTGCGGCGGTTTATTTTACACCGTCTTTCAGCTTAGCTCTCCTAGTCAATTTATCCAGTCTTCGGAACCTCCCCCGTCATCAAGCATGGCATCCATGAAGTGTTTGAATGCTATGCCCGTAAGTTCTTCCATATCCGGAAAAGCCTCCGGCCATGGCGTAAAGATCTGCGACTTCTTGAGCTTATAGACGGCCCTGACTCCGCCATGCCCGTCCGATTCAAAAAGGCAGCCCGGCTCCAATCCGGAGCCGGTCATGCTGTTGCGAAGGTTGAGGATGCTTTTACGAAGAGTGAAAAGTTTGCGGCCCGTCATAGAGGCGTAAGCGCCAGCGCGAACGCCGTGCGCCTCCGGAATGACAGGAATGGTCAGCGCCTGGGCCCGCTTGGCCGTCACCGTGCCGCCGTAGATTTTCAATAACAGGGATTGTGCAAGGTCTAGAGGTTCCCCCCCGTTCCCCTCCCCTGCCTGCCCGGTGAGGTAGATGCGGGCACCGTCCGCCGTCGTCTCGGCAAACCAGTTTCGGGCAATGTCGTTGGCCCACCCGGTTTTCTTCCTTCCAGACCCGTGGGTCGGCAGGGACGTGTTTTCAAAGTGTCCGGATTCCGCCTTGTTCCTGTACCAGGACGAAAGCCAGCTTTTCACTCCCTCCCCCATGCGTTCATTGGCTTTCGCCAAACTTTCCGGAGCTGCTATTTTTTTCACTTCTGCAATTACCGGGTCAACACCGTTCAAGTCGATCGTCAGGTTCATATCTCGTCTTCAATCCAATTGATTTCCCACCCCTTCCGGTAAGCTTCCGCGCTGGCGTCCCACAGGGCTTCCTGCAGCAAATCATCATTGGTGAGGTCCATTTCCGGAAGGCGGGCAAGCACAGCGGCCAGTTCCGCCCGAAATTCATGATCAGAAAGCCCGGAACGGGCTTTGCCGATCAATTCCCGGACAAAATCAGCGCATGGCTCGGCCCACGCCTGTAAAATTTCTTCTGCGGCCTTTTCCGCGTCCTGCTCCAACTCGACGGCCAGGGCGAGCGGAGCTAGTTTTTTCCCTCGGAGGCAGCGGCTTCAATGGCATCCCCGTATTGGCCCGGAGCGGAACCGATAGACGGGGCTTTTCTCAAGACAGGCTCGCCGGAACGCGGCTTGGGTATCTTGACGATGGTGCGGGCGAATTCTTCTCCTACATCCATGATTTCCGCCGCTTTGGCAACCGTTTCCAGGGCTTCTGCGTCAATGCCGCGGATAGAGGGAACAAATTGAGGGAGACGGGAAGGAACATGCCCGTAATTCAAGTGGATGATGGCAGGAATGAGTTGGGAATTGAGAATATTCGCCACGGCCTGCCCCGCGTCTTCAATGATCTCTTTGCGGATACCGGCATGCACTTTGCCGAGGGCATACGCCCCTCCGTCCCCTTTGGAACTGGTCAACGTTTGTCCCAGGATCAGGTTGTCGCATTGTTCGTCCGCCAGTTTGATCAAATCCGCCTGGGGCAGCCCGTTGGCTCCCTTTACGGCGTCATGAAGCTGAAACTCCATATTCTGCGTTGTGACGGCCCATCCCCCGGAACCAAGGTTTTGCAGCATTTCCGCCGCCTCCGTTTTTGCTTTTTCGTCACCCTTGACTTTAGCCGTCCGGAAAGGGATGCCGAAAAGCTCGCAAAACGTCATCAGCCAGGGCAACCCGTAACAGGCGGCTCCGAACCATCCCACAAGACACCGGAGCTTGGCGCCAAAAATAGGGTGGAACACGTCGGCCTTATTCAGCCCAATCAGGAACTTGTCCGGGGGAAATTCTTCTCCTTCCAGGTCGTTTTCCAGGCCGTTGCGGAAAAGGAGCAAACGATCCTTCCTGCCGTAGTTATATTCCCATGCGTAAAATTGAGCGGAAAGAGGCTCGTAACAGCGGGGGTAGATGATATCATCCGACGCCCATTTGATTTGATGAACGGTGTTGCCGCAAGTAAGCATATAGGTCAGGGATTTGAGCAAATCGTCTGCTCCCTGCTCTACCGTGTCCGGTTCCGGTTCTGACCGCCAGAAGGCAGATTCGACAAGCTCCGCCATTTCCTGCGCTTCCGGGGTCGGTTGCTGTCCTTTTTCCGTCCAGGGCATGACTGTCCATTCCATGCGGGCAACGGCGTTTGCTATTTCCCCAAGATTCTTCCGGAGACGCGGCCATTTTTCCAGCATAGCCATAAAGAGCTGTTCCTGCCGGTCCAGCCGCCCGGAAGCAATGGACTCTTTCAGAGATTTCAGGGATTCCGGGTCAAGTTCGGAGGCTGGCCAGTGCTTGAATTTGTGATCAGCAAACGGAGAAACCAATATCTGGACCGCCTCTTTCACCTTGCCGCGAAACTTGGGAAATAATGCCATGAACGAATAGAGATTTAAGGATTAAACAAGCTCCTGGGCCACGCTGAACGCATCGTCGCAGCGGTTCAACCAGCCACGCCCGAAGGTCGGGAACTGCTTGCACGAACGGTAAAACGCCTGACGCTTCTCTTGCAGAGCGATAAGGAACACCGCTTCACCCGTGGCGGCCAGCTGGTCCTGTAGTTCCTGCCGGGTCCTGGGGCCGACAATCCCGTCCACCGTGAGACCGGCGCCGTGGACATTCAGCGCGCGCTGCAAAATCTTCCCGGTATTCCTGCTCCCGGAATTGAAATAATGATCCCGCAGGATGAATTCAACGCCAGGAAAAGCGTCGGAACCCAGCCAGGAGCGCACGGCGGCGGTATTATCCAGGACATACTGGAGACAACCTTCCCAGGCCTCTTCACGTCTTCCGGCATCCAGCAGGGCCTTCAATCTGTTAAACACGGCCGGTTCAATGCCGTCGCAAATGCCGCAAATCTCCCACTTGCCGCCCTTGTCGGCGGCGGGAAGGCGGGAAACGCGCAGGGAATCCGGCCCGGTAACGCGGCTGTCTTCAAACCGGAGGATGGCCGCGGCCATCTTTCTTTCTGTAGGATTCATATTGTAAACTATTGGCTATTAAATAAAGGGAACTTGTAAGAAAAACTTTACAGTTGGAATTAATCTCGCTGTTTAAGCTGTTGCTGGTGGTAATTCTCCAAATGCTGGAGACGGGTATCCATCGTCCGCAGGATCTCCGCCGTATGGGCCGCGTTGGTAGCCTGTTCCTTCACCACCTCGCGGAAATCCAGGTAGATGAACACGGCTATCACAAAACCGCCGAAAGTGACGATCTCACGCGTATAATCGCGGATCACTCCCAGATATTCCTTGAGGGGTTTGCACATGGCCTTATTTCTTGGAAGGTACGATCTGAACAACGGGCGGAACGTCCGTTTCCGGCAGGGCCTGACTGTAGGAGATATGCCCCTGCTCAATGACGAGGCAGGAGCCGTCTTTGCATACCTCGGCGCGGCCCGGCGTTACGTCCACGGAGTGCCCGCAGCCGGAGAGAGACATTCCCAAGCCGCCAAGGATGGCGCCAGCGATAACCGCTCCGGCTGCATATAGGGCCTTTTTCCACCAAGTGGACGCGCCGGAAGCCTTGAGGCCGAGATAGGCCCGAACATCTTCCAGCGCATGCTTACCGATGATCGGGAGGGCAGTATTTGCTACGGCAATCCATCCTTGTTGTTCGTTTTCCGTCAGGTCTGCCCAGTGAGGGATTGGAGTGTTGGACTCATTGTGTGCCTGGGCTGCATAGTACATGTGCATTTCTCTGGCGATAGCCTCGGCATGATTGCATTGATTATTAGTAGTCATATGATTATATTGTTATTGGTAGAGGTAGTGAAGTGCTTGAAAAACGCCACGGCGGCGGGGTCCGTGATGATAAAAGCCGGGTAGTCCGAGACTGTGAAAATCCTGCGGCCTTTGGTCTCCGCATGGACGGCCTCAACGGTCAAAGACACCGCATCAATCATTGTATAGGCACCATCCTCCGCAAGGGTCAGGACATCTTTTCCCAGCCTTGCCCATACCTGGACGGCTTGCCAGTCCTCGCCCAGTTCCACCAGAGCGGCAACGACGGCGGCCATGGCCGGGGTCTGGTTCGCCGGAATTTCGTCCTGCGTATAGCGGTCTATGCGGGTGTACCCGTCCGCGTCCTGATAAATGGCCGTCAACGTGAATTCCTGCCAGTTGCCGGGCCGAGGGAACAGTATTTGTATCTCCGAAATATTCATGATTCTTCAATGGGTACGTTAATATCTTCAAAAGCCGCTGTTTCCTCGGATTCAATGGCATTGACGGCCATTGCTTCCAATGCGTGATAGGTTGGATTGGTCAATCCATTGGCATAAAGGTGCCTGGTGCCTGTGCCCGCGTCGGCTGAAAGGGCATATGTTTTCTCATTGCGCGCGTCGATAATCAGGGTGCTTACGCCTGTTCCTGCCTCGAAAGCGATGAAGCCGCGGAGAGAAGCTATCTTGAACAGGGTATTGGTACTGCCGCCTCCCAGCTCCATATAAAGAGCCGCCTTTTCCTCCCGCACTGCTGTACTCGGCGGCCCGCTCTGCATGTAAATAAGCCTGTTCAGCCCGTTTGGCATCAGCTCATTATGGCCTACCGGAAGAAATACGGTTGTCGTCTTCACCTGCCAGTGTCCAACGGACGATACATAAAAGATTTCCCTTACTCTGATTTCATACCCCTTGCGGACAGTATCGTAAGGAGTATTGATGGTAACATCGATGATTTCCCCATGGTTGACGGCCAGCTCGTTCCCCGGAATCATAGAATAAGAATCCATCGTCAACCCGGTTCTGTTGGTTTTTGAGCCGCGGCCTATGCCAAAAGTAAATTTAGCGAAGGCTGTCGCGTTGAGCGCAAGGGAAAATCCGCACACGGAACTGTAATTAAATTGACCGTTAGGCCCTATCAGGGGAATAACCGCTGACCCGTACGCATTGGACCCGGCAGAAGCTGCGCCCACCGAAAAACGCTGCGTCAACCCGGCAAGAGTACCGTTGGAAGATTTAGAAATGGAACCCGCGACTGTGATCGAACTGGAATTAAGGTATATAGGCTGAACCAACGCTGATACAGCACCGGCCAATCCTAACGTATAAAAGCGATTAACCGCCCCCGTATCGGTCGGCGCACCGACAGCAAGAGGGATGTTGACGCCTCCGTTGGCGTTAATAGCCCCCGCCGCCGTCAGACCTCCGGCCAGCGTCATGTTGCCGGAGGCGTCCACTTGAGGCATGGCCGCCAGGGCGTTAGCCGCCGCCGTCGCGGAGTTGGCCGCGCTGGTGGCAGAGGTTGCGGCATCGGAGGCAGCCGTGGACGCGGCAGCGGCGGACTGGCCAGCCGTCCGCGCCGCAGCCTCGGCGGTCGCGGATGATTGGCGCACATCTCTCCCCAGGCTGTCCAGTTGCCGCGCGGTAGCCAGTTCCACCCCTCCCAGTGTGATGCCGTCGTCATAGTCCACTACTACGGTCATCAGCGGGGCCATCGTGCCGTTCACCGTGGGCGGGTTGGCCACCTCCGTCACCAGGCCGCGCCCAGGGACGGACGGAGTAAGAACGGCGTGCATGCCTAAGGCATAGGGCGTCATCTCCGTCCCCTCGCACACCTGGATGATAATGACATCCCCGCGTTGCAACGTAACGCCCGGCGTAAATTCCCATGTAGCCGTCTGGCCGCTGGAAAGGTTGGACACATAGGTGGAGGTGCCGATCAGGCTGTAAGCGCCGTCCGTCAGACGCCAGACACGCAGGCAATACTGATTCAGGGCCGGGTCGGTGAAAAAATACACGGTGGAAATGCTTTTCAGGCGGCAGCTGTCGGGCAGATGCCCGGCCAGTATCTCGTCTCCCCAAGTGAATGCGTAGCCTCCGACGATGGTCCAGGTGTCGGCGGCGTCCCCGCTGGACAAGGTGGATTGCCCGGTTGCCGCTTCCAATTCCACTCCCGCCTCTTTGAGCGCATCCGGCAGCTGCGCGGCCAGGGCGTCGGCTACCAGTGCGGACCAGTCGGCCAGCACATCTTCCGGAGGGATAACATCCGCCGGCATAATGTCCTGGCGCACGGTTACCCTGATCAGGGAGGAGGTGCGCTGGGAACCATCACCGGCTATGAGGACCACCTCTCCGATCAGGTCGATGCTCGCGGCGCTGCCCATGGCCTCGATCAACTGGGTCGTGTTGACCGACAGGCTCCCGACATAAGCCGGCCCCAGAGCATCATCGACCGGCTCCAGATTGGTGGCGGCCAGCACCAGGGTCTCGTCTCCCAGGGCGGTCTTGACGGCCAGCGCCGGTCTGACGCCGGAGGGAGTCACCGGAGCGCCCTCATCCAGCAGCGTGACGCGCAGGGGAATCTTGTCGCCGCGCACCAGGGACAAGTCGGTGGCCGGGATGCCGCCGGGGAACATGACGGCCATGGTGGCCAGATCAATCAGCAGTTGCATAACAGGTATCAGTGATTAGGCGTAAGAGGTGTTTCCCCGCGGCGGAAAGGACGCCGCCGCGGGGGGAGGGCGGGATTATGCTCCCGCGTAGTCCTCGTCAGGGGTCAGCTTGCAGAGCGGATTGTAGATGACGCTGAGCTCGAATTCTGCCAGGGACGGATCGGAGGCAGCCTTGGCCGGGTTGACCAGGCGCAGGCGGCCCTGCATGCAGGCGCTCATGATTCTGGCCCCGTCGCGGTAGGCGTCCGTCCACTCGGTATAGACATAGACGTCGATCTGCGGAGAGCCGGAGCCAAAGACCACCTGCTCCGTGCCCCAGTCCTGGGCAAGGCCAAAGGAGAGCTGCAGGAATTCCGGGGTGATGTAGTTGCTGGCAAACAGGAATTTGCGCTTGGTGGTCAGCTGCAGCTCCTCGGTTTCGTAGGTTCCGCCGTCGTTGGTGCCCTCAATCTCGCCCGTCTTGGTCTCAATCTGAGGGTTGCTGGTGCGTATCCTGCCCATATAGAGCCAGGGGCCGGGGGCTTCCGCCGTCGGGGGGACGGGCAGCCAGTCCGCAGACACGGTCTTGGACGGTTCGCCGCTGCCGATGACGGCTCCGAATTTGGCGATGCTGACCTTGGAGCCGATGATCAGGCCGGGGATAATAAATCTGGACATATCAGTGATTGATGATGGGTTAATGGTTAGCAGTTACACGCCGACGATGACGGCCAGCCCGGCCGCCTCCAGAGACCTGGCCTGGGAGGCTGTCACTCTGGCGGTAGCGCCGGCACGTCCGTAAGCGCCATTGATGAGCGTGCCCGTCTTGGTCACGCGGACTAACACCAGCGTCTCCTCCTGGGCGGGAGCCTGCGGAGTCGTGCCGGTCGTATCGGTATTGTTGGTTGTATTGGTCTTAGCCATGGTTGTGTGTTGTGGGTGAGGATGGGAAAAATTAAAAGTTGACGGGAGCGTAGAGGATGACGGCCCGGCCCCGGAAGCCGGTGAGCTTGCTCTTGGTCATGTCGTAGTCCTCGACGGAGGCTACGGAGGGAGTGTCGTAGCAGACGCGGTCGACAACCGGATCCCAGAGGCGGACGGCATGCAGAGTCCGCCCCACCATGCCGGACAGGCAACGGAGGGGAGGAACGCCGCCCGGCATTCCGGCATCCCGCGCAAAACAGCTCACGGCCAGCACGGCGTGCATGCGTACCATCGGAGCATTGACGCCCATCTCTAAGAGAGGGACGTAGCCTGCCGGAGTGACGGCGACGCTGCCGGGCCTGCCCATGGCCGCGCGGTTGATGGCGTCGATCTGGTCCTGATCGTCCCACACGGTAGGGCACACCATCGGAGCCAGGACGTCGTCCTGCTGCAGGTGGGCGATGAGATGCTCGGCGAGTTTGTAGTCTTTATCCATTGTATGGTGATTGGAGAGTTAAGAGTGGAGAGTGGAGTTGCCGTCGGCCTGGGCCAGGAGGCGGTTGAGCACCAGCGTGGCGGCGCGCACGGCATACTTGCGCATCTGTTCGCGGGAGGGCATTACCTCCGGATGGGCCGGGATGGTGGCGGACTTGACCAGGGCTCCCAGCGGGGTGACGTCCTGGTAATGGCCGTCCCTGTTGCGGCGCTTGCGCTGCCTGACGCGGGCCAGGATGGCGTTGCCGGTATCGACGTCGCCCAGGACCATGACCTCGTCCTCCGGGAGGTGGAGGCTGGCCAGGGAGCGCCGGCGCAGGGGAGAATCCTTAAACGGGATGAGCAGGCTCCTGATGGGACGGCCGGTCACCTCCGACCTGCGGCCGGTGGGTCTGACGGTGCCTCCCAGCCATTGCAGGCGTACGCCTGTGTGGGTGATGTCGATGGTGGCCTTGTTGTCCCGGATGACGGGAGGGTTGACGCTCTGCTTGGCCTTGCCCCAGAATCCCTGGGACTGGGTGCGGTCGATCATGGCCTGCAAGCTGTCCCTCACCGCCTGGCGGGCGGCCCTGGCCACATCGGCCACCATCTCCGCGCGGATAGCGGGAGCCAGAGGGAGCCGTTGGAGGCCAATCACATCGACGTGTAACCTGATCATGAGTTGACAAGGGTTGAGGGTTGGGGCATAAGGGGGACATGAGCGGAATGGACGGCAAGATCGGCAAGCGCGAGATGGCGCTGTGGCTGCAGTACCTGCGCGCTCCCGGCCGATCTGGAGAGCAGGATTCTCCCGCACCGCGCAAGCTGCGATGGACAGAGCTGACGCAGTATCAGCGCCGGGCTGTTGAGCGCGGCGAGCATGTGCCCTGCTGGTGCGGTACGGACCGGCCGGCTAATGGTCATGGCAACGGCCGCCAGAACCGGCGCAAGTGCCGCAAGGGCTGATCTGTTATTACTGCTCGCTGACATAGACGTAAGTGGGTGTGCCGTCCCTCCCCCGGACGATTTTGTTGACCTGGTGGCGCGCGGCCTGCAGGAACAAGACTTCCGACTCATTGGTGTGGGGATGTTTGTCGGTCTTGTTGACAAGACGCCTTTGCTCCTGGAGGGCGCGGACGACGGCGTCGATGCGGTGGCCGGACCGGTAGTCCTCGTTGACCAGGATGACCCGCTCGTTGCCCGGTTTGCCGCCACCCGCAAACCGCTGCGCCGTCTCCTCCGCGCGCGACCAGCTGTCCACCATCTTGGTGGGGAGCGCCTGGTAGCCGTCGCGCCTGATGCGGGACAGGAACCTGTCAACATCATTGGGGGGGATCGACATGCCGCGATAGAGCGTGCCGCTCTCCTTGACGTCGGTGGGCTGGATCCGGGTGACCGCGTTGTACAGGGCGTCCCACTCTTCCTGGGTGGCATAGCCCTGGACGCCGCGCTGCGCCCGGTCAAACTGGCGCTGATCCTCGACGAATTTAACCATCGCTCTGGCCTGGGTGTCCGGGATGACGGGAGGACGCTGCCCGCAGATAACCTTGCCCGCCTCGCTCCAATGCACCGGACGGGTGCCGTTGGGGTCGGTGTAGTAGACGCGGTCTCCTTCCACCTCCACGCAGTCCTCCAGCGCATTGACAAATGCCTGCTGCAGGTCGCCGTCCATCCTGGCAATGGACGCCTCCAGGCTGGCGTTGAGCGACTCGCCGTCAGCTCCCTCAATCGTTGCCTCCGGGATGGTGAGTCCGTGGCGCTGCGCCTCCTCGTAGTCGACCGGATCCACCCCCATGCCGCTGTTAAAATCAAAGGGAGGGTAATCCAGATCAAACCGGCTGAGCTTGCGCCAGATGGGCGAGGTCAGCAGCGCGATATGGGAGCCGTCGGTAGCCACGCCCTCGTAGTTGACGGCGGCCGCCGCCTCCCTCCAGCGGGCATCCCAGTCCCTGGGCTGGCGGCTGTAGCGGATACGCACCAGGCGCTGGGCGGGATAGGCCAGCGACCCCAGCATGGAGTCCCGGTAGGCCCGTTCCCGGACCATGGCGACGTTGGTGTCCAGGATGAGACGCTGGCGGGCGTCGGAGTTGAGGTCCTGGATAGTACCCTCCGTGCCCGGCTCCGGCTGGTAGCCGGTGGCGCGCAGCATCGCGCGGACCTCGCGCAGAGCGTCCGCCTCGGACAGGTTGCCGTCCACAATCCCCTGGCAGCGGTCGCGGAATCCCTGCACGCGGGCATAGCATCCCTCCCTGGCCGTCCAATAGGAGCGCTCCCGGATGTCCGGATCCACGCCGTCCCAGTCCGCCGACGACATGCCGGCAGCAGGAACCGTGATTTTGGCTCGCATGTAATCCGAGGGAGAGGGCATTGCTGAGTGGGAAGGGCTGAGTTACTGTTACCTCCCCCGCCGGGGGGAAGGAAATAATCCGGGCGCTCCGGAGCCGTAGGCGGGACGCGGCCCCTGGACATAGGGACGCTTGCCGGGAGGCACGGGCATGCGGCCGTCCGGACCGATCACCCGGTGGGTGCCGGCCCGGACCGCCTCCAGACGCTCGCGGGCGGAAGTCGCGGCCTTGTCGCGGGACTCACTGACTGCCACGGCAAACCGCTTGAGCAGCCGCCAGGCAATCATGTCCAGAGCCTCCGGCCTGAGGGTGCGGGGGATGGTGTCCCCCGTGAGGTCCATCACATTGGCGGGGTTGGCAGCGATGGCCTCGCGCACGGAGGCCGTCACGTCCTGGATGATGCCGTCAACAACAGAACCGTCCGTATCGGCGGCCGTGATGGCATCCAGCTCGGCTTGGTCGATGACCTCCGGGAGCATATCCGCCGTCAAGGTGATCCAGTGATTCATGGCAGGCAACGGTTAATAGTCAGGAGACGGATTGCTCGTCCGGGGCCTCCGGGACGGCATCGTCCAGGTGCAGGATCATCTCGACGATGGCGTCGCACATGCCGATGGCCTCGGCCGCCTTGCGCAGGTCGAGCATCTCGTAGGGTTTGGTCCGGGCCAGGATGCCGCTGATCACGCCTCCGGCGATGATGGATGTGATGTGCTGTCTGGGCGACAGGCCGAGCCGCTCGGCGGTCAGAATGGCGAGGGGAGGCTGCTCTCCGGAGACGCTGTCGTCATGGACGTTGGAGGTCAGATCATGCAGGTTATCGTACTCGTGACTGGTCATGTTGGGGCCGGGATTGCCCCCTGCCTCCCCGGAGTCGCTGTCGCCCATGGGGCAGTCAGTGGCGGGCTCTACGGCTGGTTGATTGGCGGGATTGGCTGCAGGCTCCGATGCGGATGCCTCGGCAGCGGTGCCCTCCACGGTCGGCGTGGCCTTGTCCTGATCAGGAGTGGTGGTGTCCATCTCCTGGGCAGGAGCCTGCTCCGCGGCGGGTTTGTTGGTTCTGGTTGATTTCTTGGCTGTCATCTTGATGTCTTGATAAAAAATTGATTGTTAAGAGAGGGAGGGAGCGTGGAGGCGGGAGCATTTCAACTCCCGGCTCTCCACACTCCGTCCTGCATCAGGCGATCTGCATGCGCATCATGGCCGACGGAGCGGCGAACACGACCTTGTGATGGCCGCGCACGCGCAGCCATTCCGTGGAAATGTCTTCATCTCGATAGGTTTCCACCGTGCTGTACATGTCGTCGCCGGCGAGGTTGAGCGTCTTGAGCGCGGATATGTCGTCCAGGGACGGATTGTCGTCGGCGTAAAACAGATAGATGTTGCTGCCCACGATATTGACGTTGTCCACCTCCGCGCCTCCCGTACCTCCGGGATTGTAGGAGGCAATGGTGCGCATGACCCTGACCGGCGGGATGTCGTCGCCCTGCAGGCCGATGAGCTCCAGCAGCGTCTCCGGCGTGAGGACCTTGCGGCCCATCTCGCCCATCATGGTCTGGACTTCCGTGTTGGCCTGGATGTCCGCCCAGACGTCGCGCGTGGTCAGGATGCGGTTGGGATAGACGCCGTTGTTGACGGCGAATTTGTTGATGAGGCTGGTCAGGATGCTGACCACGGGCTTGGTGCGGTCGCTCCATTTGTTGGCCTCCGTGATGCCGTCCACCGACGTGATGCCGGGGATGACCGAATTCGCGTAGTCAAACACCTCCTTATTGTGGGAGATGAGCATGCGGCGGGCCAGCGCGCGGGTTTTGGCCTGGCGCAGGCTGGTGCGGTAAACTTCCGCGTCAACCGCTCCGAGCAGCTCGCGGTCGTCGATGCCGATCTTGAGGGCGTGTTCTTCGAGCATCACCGGGACGTCCTCGCCACGGATGTCGATGGTGCGGGGGGAGTCGTACATGGGCCTGCGGGTGTCCGAGGCGGCAAAAGCGTCCTGGCGCAGGTAGCGCTTGTAGGTGGTCAGCAGGCCGGGGGCCTGGGTGCCGGGAGCCAGGAAGCGTGCCGGGTCGTGGGTCTGGGTGCCGTACCAGCCGATGATGTAGTTGGTCAGCGGCAGGTTGACGGCGTAGGTTGCGGATGTACTCATGCTATGTAGTCGTTAAGAGGTAAGAGTTAATGGTCAGGATTTTTCGGACGCGGCCGCCGGTGTGGCTGCCGGCCTGGCGACGAGGATGGCGTCATGGAGGCAGCCTCCCTGGCCGCTGGTGTTGGGGGCTACGGATTTGGCCACGACGACCTCGCCGGCCGCGCCGGTGGCCGCCTTGACGGTAGCGTCGGCGCAGGCCACCAGGTCAGTGCCGTCCTCGATGGCGCCGGGAGTGGCGTTGAGGCGGACCTGGACAATGCCCGGATGGCTCATGCGGACCAGATCGCCGCCGTTGCCGTCGGCTCCGTCGCGCCCGTCAGGGTTGCTGACAACGCCGTCCGGGATATCCGAGGCGGAGGTCAGCAGAGACATGGTTTTGCCGTCGGCGGATGCCTTGACCAGCTTGCCCTCGCTCTTGTCGGTGCCGGTGGCGCCCGACGCCCAGAGACGGCGTTCTACGGGTGTTTGCTTGATAATCATTTTAATTAGAGTTAGGTGTTGAGATTGGAGTTACTTGCGGCGCGCGGAGGCGAATTCCTCCGCTGCCCGTGACCAGGCGCGGTCGTACTCGCCAGGGGTGAGCTGGCGGCCGTGTCTGACGATCTCGGCGTCCACGGCCTGGCGGCAGTGGGTCACCAGGTCGACGTCGGATTGCGGCACCTTGACGGCCTTGCCCTCCGGCGTGCGGTGGATGACCACCCCGGCGGGAGTGACGTCGCGGTCCATGCGCCGGCCTCCCCGGTTGCTGTGCAGCTGGCGCGTGAGGGGAGCCCTGCTGTGGGCCTGGGTGCCTCCTCCGGATTGATCGGCCTGCTGCTTGAGGAGGTCAAAGTCGGTCTTGAGGTCGGTGACGTACTTGAGGATGTCGTCTCCGGTGGCCGTGTCGGGCAGGCCGCACACCCCGGCTATTTTGTTGACGAGGCCCAGCCAGCCCTCGTCGTCCGAGTTGCAGCTGGTTTCGTCCTTTTGGTCGGTGTCGTTGTTGGCGCTGGTTTCGTCTTTCTTTTCCTCCTCTGTGGTGGCAGGAGGGGGATTGTCGTTGTTGGCGTTGATTTCTTGCTGCTTCTTTTCCTCATCTTCGGGGGCTGTGCCCTCGGAGTGCAGGATCCGTTGTGTTGCTGTTTTTGTACTCATGGTTGTGGATTGGAGGATGGAGGCGCTGCGGCTGTGGACGACCACGTCGCCCGCGGCGGATTGGAGGATGATGCCCGGCTGGGCCTCGTGGTCCGGGTTGTTGGTGACGGCCAGGCCGGACAGGCGCGTGGGGCTGTAGCCGTTGTGATAGACGCGTTTGTAGTCGGCCAGCTTGTACTCGGTGCTGAATGCCCAGTATTTGCCCTGGTTGAGGTCGTGGTGGGCATCCTTGACCCAGGAGATGTAGGCGGCCTGGTAGAGACGGCCGCCGACCCATCCGTAGTCCAGCGCCCTGCACCAGCCCAGGGCCGGGTTGTCGCCGGTGGTGCGCAGATGCAGATGGTCGTTGTTGACCTGGATGCCGTTGCCGCCGTTGATGGCCGGGTCGTAGGCCTCGCAGATGGCCTGCAGAGCGTCCTTGTCGATGACCTCGTCCACGTCCCAGCGCTTGGCAGGAGGGATGGAGGTGTCGGGCACCGGGATGGTGTAGGTGCCGGCTGGCTCAATGAGAAACCAGCCTGATTGCGGGACCTGGCCAATGGGGTATGGAGCGCAGGCGTCCGGGTCGAATTCCGGGATGCCGCGGGCGATGTATCTGTCTCGGTAGTTGCTCATGCGTGGGATGGGGCTGAATTTGCGCCGTGCAGGGGTCGTGCAGGGCCGGATGTGGTTAGAGACGGGTCAACGGCCGCCGCGCGGCGTCTCCCCTCGTCACGGGCCTCCTGGAGGCGACGGGCAATCTGGAGGGCGGCGGAGACGATTTCCTCCTCTTCGGGTATCTGCAGCGCATCCTTGAGACGGGCCTGCTCTGCCGGGGAGAGGGGCAGCAGCTCCAGCGTGACCCGTTCCAGTCGCTCGTCGATGTCTTGCAGGCGGTGGGCGACCACCTCCTCCAGGCGGCGGCGCGCCGGCTCCCAGAGCGTGGTGCCGCGGTGGAGGGCCAGTGTCGTGATGGCGTCGCGGCGGCGGGAGTTAAGCGTGTAGGGCGTCTCCTGGGATCGTTTGCCGCCATTCTCCATGGCCCGCTGCTCCGGCGTGTAGCCGGCGGTCCTGATGGCGTAGAGCTCGGAGGAGGAGACTCCGGCGGTCACCTGCCAGCCGGTGCGCTCGCTGACCTCGGCGTCGTCGATGTCGTAGCCGGCGGCGCGCAAGGCGGCGGCGTTGGCGATTTCTTTCTCCGGCGTGGTCTTGTCTACGCAGGAGAGCGTAAAATTCACCAGGTGAGGCTGGCCGGGGTGGTACTCGTCGAGCACCCGGTTGACCAGCTGGGCCGTCAGCACGGAGGCAATATGGTCGGCCTCGCCGGCCGCCCAGGCCTTAAAGCCGTCAGCCTGGGCGTTGCCAGCCAGGGTGCCGGAGCCGGACTCGGTCATGACTGTGAGCTTGCCGGCGGTGGTCAGCATGGCGATCTCCTCGGTGGCTACCTTGTACCTGCGGTCAAACAGGTCGACGCTCGTCTGGGACACCGGGACGGTGATGATGTCGGCGCTGTTGTCGATGACGCCGATGGCGGCGGATTGCATCCTGGCCGCTGCCTTTATATAAAGATCGCGCAGCTCGTCGCTGCAGTCAGCCGGCAATTTGAAAAATGCCGGCGGCGTCCCTAATCGCTCCAGGAAGACGTCCCACTGGGCCAAGGTGGTGCTGCGGTTGAGCACCAGCATCTGGGCGGGCATGTCGATGGGCCTGGGATGCAGGCGCAGGATGAGATCCTCCAAAGGCACGGGCAACGGCTCCCCCCGGTAGCGGCTAAACTGGGCGGACGGGTTGTATCCCCAGGGTCCACGGTAACCGTCGCGGCACATCAGCCAGTTGTCGACGGGCAGCAGGTGCAGGCCATCGCCGTCGGCGTAGGGCTGCAGGAATTTGTAATGGCGGCGGGACGCCTGGGACAGGGCGGTAATAGCCTCGTCCATGTTGACGATGGCGTTGCACAGGTCGGTAATGGTGCGCTGCTGGGCCTCGGCCAGCAGGCTGTCCCTGTCGTCCAGGTCCGGCTTGACCGTGACGGACCAGTCGTACTTGCTCAGCGCGTCGTCCCGCTTGGTAATGCAGGTCATCAGCATGGGATCGTACTGCTCCATCTGCTCCCAGATCCACTGCTGCTCGGCATAGGCCCCCAGCTGGCAGTCCTGCAGGCAGCGCCGGATGGTATCCACGCTCAGGTAGTCCAGCGGGCACACGCGCTCCAGCTGGCGGCGGCTGTCCTTGTCCAGTTCGGACAGGGATACAAGCCGGAACAGGCCCGGCCTGCTGTCCTGGGAGGGTATCTCCGGCGTTGTAAGCGCCCGCTGCACGCCCTCTGCATGGAGCCTGCGGTGGAGGATGTAGTTGTAAAGTCGCTTGATCATGAGTTACGCTGCTGACGGTAGATGGTTGAGGGAGGGGCGGCATCCGAACAGGGAGCCGTGGGAGCGGCCGCCAAACAGGCCAGCGCCGGTGATGATGCGTCCGCTGCCTGGCGCCGGGAGATGGTGCTGCACGTGGCCGTCGGCCGCGCGCAGGGCCAGAGCCAGGGCCGTACACCGGTCGGAGTGTCCCTCCCTGGTGTGCGGGGCTTCATAGCTGTAGTCCGTGCCTCTGAATATCTGCTGCATGGCGTGCAGGTCCTCGCGAATCTCCACGTCAATCGGGATGCGCACACGGGTCGGAGCCTCAAAGGCCTGGCGGAGGCGCGGGAAGATGAGACGCTTAAAGGCCGGCGTAAAGGTGCAGAGCTCGATCCGGCCAAACTCGTGACCCTCCGGATGCCAGCGCTTGAATTCCTTGACCAGGACATCGCCCATACCGATGCCTACGCCCGTGTAGTCGTAGCACACCCGGCGCGCCGCCTTGATGCGGTGGCGCAGCACCTCCATCTGGTCCGGCACGGACATGTTGCGCAGCACCAGCACCTCGCGGGTGACCAGCACGTCACCCACCCGCTCCAATGTCCAGCAGACCGTCGGGTCGTTGGAGCGGCCAAAGTCGATGCCCAGGCGCAGGTCCAGCTTGCCTCCCAGGTAAATGGCCGGGTCGCAGGAGACCGTGGCGCTGGCGGACTCCGCCGTGGCGATCAGGTCGTAGGGCAGCAGCACGTTGGAGCTGTCCAGGAATTCGCACATGTACTCCTGCGCCCAGCCGATGGGGTCGTCCAGGGATTCTCTTAACTCGTCAATGTCGATGGGCAGTCCGTCCTCCACGGCCTTGGCAATCGTCACCACATGGCAGGACCAGTGCTGCTTGCGGCCCTCCACGGGTTGGAGCAAATTGTCGGAGATGATCTTGTATGTCCTGGCGCCGCGGCCCGTCTTGCCGTTGGGCGTGGTGATAAGCCGGACTTTTTTCTCGCCGCCCCGGAGGGGATTAGTGATGGAGGGCAATACGGCTCTCCAGGTGGCGTCGGGATCCTCGAAAAACGCGAATTCCGTCAGGACGAGATTGGCGCTAAAGCCTCGCACGGTATCGGGCCTGCCGGGCACGGCCAAGATGCGGGAGCCGTTGGCAAATGTGATGGAGCCGGACTTGAGCAGGGTGTTGGGGCCGTCCTGTCGTTCGATTTCTTCGTCAGCCAGGGCAAGGGAAAAAGCCTCGGCCCACTCTTTGCACTTGGCCAGCGATTCCATGGCCTGGCGCTCGGACGGGGCCGCGATCATCCAGGTGGTCTTGGCCCGCAGCATCGCATCCCTTACCGCCTCCGCCGCCGTAGAAAAATCCTTGCCGGACTGGCGGGACCAGATGCCGGCCTTAAAGCGGCTCTCGTCCGCCACCCACCGTGCCTGGTAAGGCAGCAGCAGCTCCAGCGGCGTTGTGATCAAGGATGACATGAAGGGGAGTGGGTGAGTTACTGTCTAACAGCCGAAGATGCTGCGCATCCTGGCGTCGCGCTCCTCCGGGGTGAGGGTTGATTGCGTGACCTGTCTGGCGGCGTCTGCCTGGGCGGCCTTGGCCTCCAGCATCTTGAGGCGGCGCTTGTCCTGCTCCAGCTGCTCTGCCTTGAGGATGAGGTTGACCAGGATGCTCAGCGCCTTGGGATCGCAGGACGGGGAGGCGGCCAGGTCCAGGGCGGCGGAGCGGATGGCCCTCATGGTGGCCTCGTCCACTCCGTCCACGGAGATCTTGTTGAGTTCCTCGGCCGTCTTGTTCTGCCGGGCCAGACGCGCCGGCAGGATCTGGGAGTGGTAGTAGCGGCGGATGGCCTCCTGGCTCAGTGTCACACCGTCCTCGGCCAGGCGTTCCTGGACATCTTTGTAAGATGCGCCGGAAAACAACATGGCGTCCACGTCGTCCTTGATGATGGGGGGCAACTGGGAGCCGATCACACTGTCTGGTCTGGGTTTGCGGAGCATGGCGGTTAACGGCGGTAAATGATGTAGTTGATGAACCCAATCAATATTAAGGCGGCGATGCTTACGATGGCGTCGGTGATGGTCATATCTGGGTAAGCTGGACGCGGCCGGCGTCGGTGATGGCGTACTTGCGCTCGCCGGTGATAAGGCAGGTGGTGGACGTGATCAGGCGCAGGGCCTCCAGCTCCCGGATGGCCAGGTCGATATCGGCAGTTCCTGGGCTCGGAGACATGTCCAGGGAGACCTCGGCTCGGAGAGCAGACACGCGCTGGGTATAGGCAGCGGGCAGTCGGTCGAGGACCTGCAGGATGGTAATCTTGATGTTGGCGCGGGTGGTCATAAGGACTTGCGGGTTTTGAGGATGTCAATCATGAGTTTAAGGGTGCCGGACATCTCGTTGAGCTTGATGGTGATACTGTTGAGGCGCTTGTGCATGTCGTCGGTGGTCTTGGCGTGGAGGGCCTTGAGCTCCGCCACCTCCTCACGGGTCGCGTACTTGTCCTCCATCAAGAAGCGCTGGGGATCGTCGGATTGCTGCGGAGCCTTGCGGCCCTTGACCACCCACCATGTCCCGGACGAGCCGAGAGCAACGCCGAGGATGGTGCCTACTGCCTCCGGCGAGATGCCTGCGGCGGCGTCTGCTATCAGGTTGAGCATCATGACTGGAGCAGTTGGGCCAGCGTGGCGGACCCGGTGGTGTAGGCGTGATGGAGGGTGGCTGTGGACAGCTCGCCCAGCTGGACGTGTCCGGGGTCGTAAATGGACTTGAAATCCCCGCCCCATACCAGCCCCAGCTTATGGGCCAGGGCCGCCACGGGCTTGTAGATGGAATTCGCTCCCTCGCTGGGTGTCCATACGTCCTTGCCGTCGACAAACAGGCAGACGTCGCCCGCAATGCCGAAGTTGTGCATGCTCTGCCCTCCTTTGGCTCTGGTTACTCTGGGCCTTTTGCCGTAGAGTCTGTCCTGCTCCTCATACGTGCGGATGCCGCAGATGAGCTTCCAGTCGGCCAGGCCTCGCAGGGCCGTCATCATCTGGCGCACCTTGAGCGCGGCCAGGGGCTGGAGGGTAAGCAGGTTGTCCTCCGTGCGCTGGTCCAGCCGGCCGTAGCGGGTCTGGAGCTGTTGATGGCTCTCGCGCCACTGGGCCGCCGCCTCGCGGGTCAGCGGGCCGGTGATGCCGTCAAGCCGGCCCCGATAAAAACCGGCGAATTTCAGGGAGCGCTGCCAGGACAGCGTGTCGGATTGTAATGCTGCGTAAATCATGATAGCTGACAGTTAAGAGTTGCTCACTTGGAGGTGGCTTGTACTACCGGAGCCACAACTGCCTCCGGGGCGGCCTGTGACCAGAGCAGCTTGTACTCCGTGCGGTCCACTACCAGAGAGGTGCTTCCACGGATGACTATCACCTGCCCGTCGCTCAGGCTGACGCTGGCGGCCACAGGGTCTGCGTCCGTACTGCAGGATCCGCCCAGCAGGAGCATCAAGGCTCCCAGGACGACCATCAGGCGGGAGGTCCCGGATAAGGGTGAGGAGGAGCCGGAGCTGGGGGGTATGGACGACGGATCCTGATCAGGATCCTGACTCCGGTCCTCCACGGGGGATGTGGAGCCCTCCCCGGTAACAGGCGATGGCGGGAGGGCTCCGGCCAGGTTGGCGGACTGGCCGCTCTGGCCGTCCTGTCCGGTAAGTTGGATCGTGCCACGGCTTATAAAGCCCAGCAGGGTATTGACCGCAGTAAGGGCGGTTGTAAATTCGATGGGATTGTTGGCCAGCCAATCACGCACGGAGGGCAGTAGCATGGAGGCGAGGGCGGCCAGGTTGGTCCACAGGACGTAGGACAAATACCAGGGCGTCTTGGTGGTGACGGTGTTCCCGGCTCCACCCGGAGCCGGGATCTCGTCATGCGCACCAGTAGTATTATCAACAGGAGATGGAGTGTTGCTCATGGGGGCACCTTAGCCCATTTTCGGCTGCCCTCTGTTGCATTTGGCACGTTTGGCGCATTTGTTGCATTTGGCTTAAAAAAATCGAATGTATCCTGCATCAGGCGGGCCTGCCGGATGGCACGGCTCTGGCTATGCGCCGCCAAATCCTCCACCTGGCGGCGGTAGAGCAGCCTCTTTTGGCCCGCCGGATTGGGACGCCACGCGATGAGATGGCCATGCAGCACCATGCGCCGGACTGTCTGCGAGGATACCCCCAGCAGGGCCGCTGCCTGGGCAATGGTACAGAGCGGCCCGGAGGCCCAGCGTTTGAGCGTCTTGTCGTCCATGCCTCAACCTTACCACAATGTTGAGCCCCTCTCTAACGGCTGGCAAAAAAAGCCCCCTGCAGGGATGCTGCAGGGGGCGTGCGGGAAAGGATATTTAGCCTAGAACGCTGGGAGCCTTTTCTTTTATTGCTTCATAAATGCGGATTAACACCTTATCGGACATGTTTTCTGCCATAGGTTCTTTTATATTTTTCCAAGAGATGACTTCCGTAGAACCATTAATTATTTCCGTTTCATCCTTTTCATCAATCACAGGTTCCGTGATGATTTCCATCATTTCTTCATCTGATAACTGCGCCAATGATTTTATGTGCAACAGTATCTCTATATCATTATCATGCCATTCCTTTTCCTCTTTAAAATTAGAGAGTATTGCTTCCATGAAACCCAACTTCGTTTTCTTCTCTCCATCAATTTTAATAGTGTACTTGGGCGTATTGTATTCATCTTCAGTAAGTGATATTTTTTTCATTACAAAAATATAAATCACATGAAGGGCTCAGTCAAATGATAAAACGTTATGAAAAAAGACCGCCAGGAATTTCCCTAGCGGTCTTGATATATGTGGATATCGACGAACATTAGGACGGCAGGACCAGACCGAGACGGTCGGTGGCGATGCGGTGGTAGTCGGACGACAGCTCAATGCCCACGGCCGTGTGTCCCTTGTTGCGGGCCGCCACCAGCGTGGTGCCGCTGCCGGCAAACGGGTCCAAAATGCGCGAGCCGGACGGCAGGATGGTCATGAGGTGCTCCATCAGGGGGACCGGCTTGCCCGTCAGGTGGAGCTTATCCCTGGGGCGGATCGGCTCGCGCACCACTCCCGGAGGACAAAGCCTGACGGATTTGTCGTATCCTCCGTGCGTGGCGGTCAGGACGTACTCGGCCTGGTTGCGGTACAGCCCCATCTGGGGTCGGCAGCTTTCCGTTTTGTCCCAGGGGATGATGCCTCTCCACGTCCAGCCGGCAATCTGCAGGGCGTCCGAGGTCAGGGGCAGTTGACGCCAGTCCGTAAATACCATCAGCCAGCCGCCGGGGCGCGTCAGGCGCAGGGCCTGCTCCATCCACCGCACGGACCACATCAGGTGGGTACGCTGGTCGCGGTTGTCATTGGCAAATGTCGGGTAATATTTACGGGTTCCGGACAGCTGGTACTTGACGCGCGGGTCTCGATCCCTGGCGGCCGTAGAGAGGCCTCCGCTGGCGTAGGGCGGATCAGTAATCACGGCATCGTAGGATGCCTCCGGCATGGTCGACATCAGGGACATGCAGTCCCCGTGCAGCATGGTATATGTGTTGGTCATCGGACGCGAGCATAGCTCGCCCAAACGCCCTTCTCTAACGGCACAACAAATTTATTATAAATTTGTTATGTTTGTTAGAGATATGAAATTTATGATCAGTATGTTGCGCTGTGTCATACTTAATAGGGATAGTTCACGATTTGCCTCCTACTAGTTTGGCTAAGACAGCAAAAAATAGAGCAACTATGATGCTTAGAATGGCAATACCCCATAAATCTATAAATGATTTAGGATTAAAAAGGGATAACAAAATCACAAATGCACAGGGGAGACAACAAAAAACAGCCAGTATATTAAGAGCCCGACTTGATCCATCTTGCTTTTTTCTTGTTCTGGGGAGTTCAAGCGGCTTTGTATCTTGCTTACTATGCTCGACTAACTGATTAGGCAATCCATGCAATAGTTCCGACATGAATATCCAGTTTGCACCACCAACTGGGCAGATCATTGTGGTGTCTGCAAGATGCCTGGATTGATACATAGCTACCAAACTTTCAGAAGGTACAGGACCGTGTACCTGGTTCCCTACAGTATAATAATACTGCTTATCATTACTCATTCCTTGAGTGCTGCTCATGTATCATTAAGTGCTTATTTTGTTTTCGTTAAAACACCTTGCAAAGCCTCTCTTACGATAGATAATTTAGCTTCGGCCAACTTACACCTTTCCCGCCAAGAATCTGATGATGCTTGTATCATGGGATCCTTGCCAGTCAACAGCCATTCCATCGTTACACCAAAAAATTTAGCAATGCGTAATAGTTCCCATGCTTTGGGAATGCGGTCGCGTTTGTAGTTGATAATAGCTCCCTCTGTTAATCCTAGCTTAACGGCCACTTGACGTTGTGAGTATTCACAGTTGTTTAGCAAGTCGGCAAAACGGCCACAAAAACTCACATCTGTATCATTTTTTTCTTGCATGGTCACACCTGTTAATATATCTCACATTTATGAGAGCCGCCCTATAAAGGCGGCCATAAGGCAGAATTAACACAAACAGCAATGACCATACAAGAAAAGAACATCAACATTCAATGGTTACTTGGTCATGGATACACCCCGACCGAAGCCGCCGAAGTATTAGGAGTGACAGCCAGTCATCTCCGCCGCGTCCTCAAAGGAGCGCCAGACCGGGGCAACGCCCTGAAAGTCCGCATCCGAAGGTTGCCGCGCAAAAAACTGACATCATTAAGGAGGAGCAGGTAACGATGCTGAGGAGAGCCGCCAATCTCATTGCCGCCATAGCAGTCATGGCCCTGGCATTCCTAGGGATGGTTAAGGCGGGAGGATGGTATCTGGATACGGAGGAGCAGCAGGTGCGCGACGGCCTCAAGGACCCGCGCACGGCCATCCTGCCAGTCATGGAAAGGCCACACGATGATGGACGACACACCCGTTGACATGGACGCGCCCATGACGGCCGAGGAATGGGCCATCTGGTCCGCCATTTGGAACATCCCGGAAGTGCGACGCCATTACCGGGTGCCTCACGACGGCCCGCTCACCTGCCCGGAACTGGCCCATTACCTGGGATTGTCCGACAAGGCTGTCTGGGAGCTGCAGGACAAGGCCCTGGTCAAGCTGAGGGTGGCCCTCAACCGTTACATCCTGCAGCAGGAAATCAATCGTCAACAACATTTCAACCAATGAAACACGAGCTTATGATAACCGCGGAAACGCGGGTGACGCTGGGCGTCAGCGAAGCCAACCGCCTGCACCGGTATGCCCAGGCGCAGGCAGAGATGGCGGCATGCGCCGGGCGCAATGCCGTGACGGCAGGACTCAAGCTGGGCAAGCTGCTGACCGAGCTTAAGGCCGCGACTCATCATGGAGAGTGGGGCGAATTTTTCGCCAAAGACGATAAATTGAAACCACGGTTTCAATTTACCCAGCAGATGTCCAACCGCTACATGCGCTGTTATAAAACAGCCGCAGGAAGATTAGATAATGTGGAGAGAATTCTCCTGGACGCGGGCCTATGCGGTGAGCCTGTCTCCGAGCTGCCCGACCTAGTAGATAAAGTAACCGACGGAGCCGAAACACCCCGACAGATGGAGATCAACCTGGGCGTGATTACCACCCGCAAGCGGACAACGCACGACCGGGTCAAGCCCCTGGGCTTTACCGGCTCCGGCAACCCTGACGGGGCTCAGGCCCTCACCCCCATGGATAAGCTGGCCAATGACCTGGCCGCTCTCAACCTCCCCCCGGAAGAACTGGAGCGCCGCCGGCATCAGGCCGAGCAGGACGCAGCCTGCCTCCTCAAACAGCTGGGAACTTTTATCGACCAGGGCTACGTCCACCTGCTGCGCCTCCAGGAGCGAGAGCTTTTTGCCGATTCCCTGGCCGCTTACGCCCGCAAGGTATCCGATGCCGACGTACAGAGCGTCAGGGCCACGATGGATGGCATAGTCAACGGTACAACAACACTTTAAGATAATGGACTTTAATATCACCATGGACGATCTGCCGCTGGTGGAGCGGGACAGAGTGCTGACCCTCTATGCGGCCTGCAAGCGCATCAGGGAGGCCAGCGCCTGCTATGGCGGGCAGCAGGAAGCCATCCGGGATGCCGCCGCCCTCTGCGGCATCTCCCCGGTGACTATGCGCCGCTGGTATGACATCTGGCGCAACAACGGCGACAATCCCCTCTCCCTGGTGGACCGCCGCTACCGTAAAATACAGGCGCGCAGCCGCGTCACCCTCAGCAAATTCCTTGCCTACTGGCACGGCCTCTGCACCCGGTGCCAGCGCAACGGAGGCATCCCCACGGCCCGCCAACTCCTGCTCAAGACCTGGACGGAGAGGCGCGACACCATCCCCGGCTATGAGGACTGGCCGGGCTGGCCGCGCGTCCCCTCCGGCTGGAGCCTGCGCAATCTGCAGAGGCTCGCTCCCCAATCTCTGGAGACGGTGGCGCTCAAGCAGGGCATCCGGGCCGCCGCGCCCCAGCTGGCGCAGGTACTGGCCACCCGCGAAGGGCTCTGGCTGGGCAGTCATTTCCTCTTTGACGACGTCTGGCTTGACTTGATGGTGCTTTCCGGGCGGGACAAAGGGCAGCCCCTGCAGCTGGGCGTGCTGGAGTACCTTACGGGCAAGCGTGTGGCGTGGGGGCAAAAGATACGCCGCCGCGATGAGGAGACGGGCAAGATGATCCATCTTAACCAGCGGGATATGCGCAGCATCCTGGCCCTGTGGGGAGCTACCGTCGGGTACTCGCCCAAGGGGACGACGCTCGTCGTCGAAAACGGAACGGCGGCTATCAGCAAGGAACTGGAAGACCTGCTCTACCATGCCAGCGGCGGCCTGATCAAGGTGGACCGTTCCGGCATCGGAGGCGTGCGCCAGACTCTCAAGCAGGGCCACGGTGGCCGGGGCGTGGGCAACCCGCGCCACAAGGCGGCGCTGGAAAGCTACCACAACCTGCAGCACAACCGCATCAGCCATCTGCCGGGAGCCACCGGCCACGACCGCACGCCCCCGGAAACCCTGCACGGGCTGGTACGCGCCGAGGAGCAGCTCATCAAGGCGATGGACAAGCTGCCCGCGGACAAAGCCGGTCAACTCAAGCACTACATGCTGACCATGGACGAGCTGAGCCGCGAGTTGACCAAGATAGTCAGCGACATCAACACGCGCACCGACCACAGACTGGAGGGCTGGGAGCGATGCGGGTTCATGGTCGAGGAGCTGCGCCTCTCGGCCTCCGCCTCCTGGACACCATCCTCCGAGGTGGAGCCGTCCATGGCCGCCCAGATCATCCGCACCGCCTGCGAAACCGGGGCCGACCTGGTGCGCCGGCGCCGGATGAGCCCCTCCGAGGCATGGGCCTGCGAGGAGGCCAAACCGGGCAACAGGCTCATCAAGCTGCCCCCCTGGTGCATCTGCCAGATCCTGGGCACGGACATGGCCCGCCCCATCAAGGTGGCCAGCGCCTACATCCGGATGCGCGACAAAACCATCCGTGACGAAGACCTGATTTACGAGGCCCGCGTGGCGACTCCTGACGGAGCCGTCCGGGTTCTGGCCCACGGCACGTACCAGGGCTACGTTAACCCCTACGATGACAATCAGCTCTTTGTGTGCGGGCAGGACGGGCGCGTCATCGGTACGGCCTCCCTCGTGCAGAGGGTCTGCACGGCGGATACGCACGCCGTGGAGCAGGCCATGGGCAAGGCGGCCGGATATCGGGAGCAGCAGCTGGAATATGCCCGCATCATCGGAGCCAATACCGAGGCGGACATCGTCCGCAAGCGCGAGCACAACAGGCGCCTGATGGAGGGCAAGCCGGTGACGGCCGCCGAGTATGCCCAGGCATACTCCCTCACCCCCACTCCCGCCGATAAGCGGACCGTGACCAGGGCAGCCACGGCGGCGGCCGAGTCCATGCCGGACATCAGCCTCATCCCCGCCAGCGGCAGCAATGACGACGAGCTGCCCCACGACCTGCCCGATGTAAGATTTTTATAACATAACAGACACAATAATAACAATATGGACGATATTACAAAAATCAACAACAATGCCAACCTGAGCAGGTATCTGGACCGCATTCAGGATACGCCGTACAAACCGGCTCACAAGAAGATGCTCACCGACCTGATCAACTACGCAGTAGACCATGACTGGACGCTGCGCACGCTGGCCGACAAGCTGCCGGTGAGCACGACGGTCATGCACCGCCTGCTGATTGGCGCTTACCAGGCCCCGACCGGCCCTCACCTTTCCAAGCTTGATGACCTGTGCGGCCTGCTGGCCCTGCGCCAGCAATCAGCGTCTGACGGGCCGTTTATCGAGACGGCTCTGGCGCGCTACGTGATGCAGATTGCCGAGCTGACCCACGTCAATCAATACGCCTCCATGCTGGTGGGCAAAACGCAGTGGGGCAAGACCTGGGCGCTCAAGGAGTACGCCCGCCGCCATCCCGGTACGGTTATCCTGGTGCGCTGCCCGGTGGTCACCAGTCCAGGACGGCTGCTCTACCGCATTGCCGCCCAATTAGGCCTGTCGGTCAAAGGCAACACCGAGTTCCAGATTGCCAAGATTGTCAACCGCCTGACTCCGGAGCACCTGCTCATTGTCGACGAGATCCACCACGCGCTGGACAGCGACAAGACCGGACGCAAGGGCATTGAACAGCTGCGGGAGATTTACGACGAGACCCAGTGCGGCATGCTCCTGGTGGGTACGCCCGTCCTGGCCGAGTACGTCGAAAAAAATGACAAGTGGAAAGGCATCCTGGAGCAAACCTCCAAGCGAGGGGCGGCCAATATCTACCGCCTCCCGGACCATATCGAGACCCGCGACCTGGAAACCCTGTGGACTTATTACGGCTATCCGTCCCCCAGCCGGGCCATGCTGGCCACCCTCAAGCAGCAGGCCAATTTGTACGGATTCGGCAAGACCACCAAGCGCCTGCGCAAAGGGGTGGAGGCCGCCAACAATGCCGGGGTGGACCTTACCTGGGACTACTACCTGGCCGCCGTCAAGAAGCTCGAAGAAATGGAAGCCGGCAAGATGCCGGAATACGTATAACCCCTCAAAAAAATCATGCGCAAGAAGACCATCAAGTACAGCATCGTTGACCTGGGAGGCACCCGATATGTGGTCCTCCGCCTGGCTGACCTCGACGCCCTCATCACCACGCATCACAGCCTTTCCCTGGAACTTATCTCGGTATTGAGCGAGGCGCAGTGGGAACGGCACCGGCAGCTGCTTTACATTACCCAGCATATCCATGTTGATCGGGTCAGCCATTGCAAGGTGGCCCTCCTGACCAAGACGGACTATGACTGCCTCAATATGGCCATATCCCATCTGCACGACCTGCTGGGCAATATCCGCCTGGCCAACATCACCGTCGGCCCCACCGAGGACGACCAGCCTGACTCAACTTCCAACCAATAACACCACAATCATGTACAGCACCAACACTAACAATCAACAGGACAGGGGGCGGCAAGCCCTCAATGTCAAACCGGCCCCCTGGGGAGGCCATTATATCATCCATATTGAGGATGTTATCACGGACACGGGCAAGCACGGGCTGTCTATTTACAACGAGACCCTCCGGGAGGCCGACCACGAGACGCCGGCATCACGTGTCGACACGCTGCTCAAGACAGTCATTGCCCGCAACACGAACGCTATCGGCGAAGTAATGGCCGATGCCATCAATCGCAACCGGGAGGGCCAACAATGATAGATCTGTTTACCGCCACACCTGCGGAGCGTGAAATCATTGAACGCATCGCCAAGAGGGCTGTCGCCCTTTACCGTAAATATGGCAATACAGATGTCGATGAGCTGGATATTCAGATGGACCTGGAGGCATGCCATTGCAACGGGTGTCCACTAAGGCTCGCCGATATGGAACAGGCCGATAACTTCAACTTCATGCACGATGTCACGGGCATCAACGTGCATCTTAACCACGACACGGGCAAGTTGGAGAGGTGTTTTCTTCCCCGGTTTACCGATATGGAGAGGAGGGCCAGACGCCATGACTGATCCCATCTATTGCTATTACCACCGGCACGCGCGCCTGGAGATCATCCAGCGCCATGGGCAGACCTATGCGGTCTGCCCGGAGTGCCGAAGAATCATGACTGAGGGCATCCGCTCAGAGCTGAACCGCGCCAATCACGGCAATCATCTTTCATCCGATGATCTGGTACACAAGCTGATCAACAGAGCCGAGCCTGTTAATCCCATCCCTCCCGTCTACATCTACATTGACCAGCCATGACCTACGATCCCAATACACTGGCCTATCTCATCGGCCTGCAACTCTCCCGCTTCCCCGGCGCGTGTGATCACTGGGTAGTCTGCGACCCCCGCTGGCCGGGCATGATCGCCATCCGGCTGGAGCAGCTCGGACAATACTACGTCCCTGTAGATGGAGAGCGATTTCTGGAGTGGCTCAGCGCCACGCCAGACCTTACCTGGCAGCATGTCGTTAACATGCTGGCCAAAAAGAGAAAACAACTCAACAAGAGAAATACACAATAACAATGGACAATGAGAAATATACATGCCCGCACTGCGGCAAGCTCAGACCCGTCGATCCGTCAACTTTTAAGGTTGGAGATGTGGTCTACGTCAACCAGACCTGTATGACCAGCAGCAGGTCTGCCAACCGAACCAGAATATCACTCAGATCAGCCGGATATGATGGGGTTATTGAGGATATATTGTCAGGTGATAAGGCGGTGGTCCGGAGAGGCCTCAAGGGACACGGCAAACAATACACCGTGGCTCTTGCCGATCTTACTCCGGACGATGCTCCTGGGGTACTCACTTACGTCCTGCTGGGGCAGTGCCAATGTAACCAACAACCAACTACAGACTGCAATGGGTAAAATACGCACAACCACTAAAGCAACCGACCAGCAGGTTATTAAGGACAAGGCTGAATTTTGTCAGACCCTGGACGACATCGCCCGCAAAGGCGTCGAGCTGGATACCTTGCAAGCCGCCAAGGAGGCCGCCATGCAGCAAGTGCTCACGGATCACGACCCCAAAATCAGCGAGCTGACCAGGGAGATTGACCGGCTCACCAAACTGGCCGAGCAATGGGCATCCCCCCGCAGGGACGAGCTGTTTTCCAAGGGCCGCAAATCCGGCACCACTGCTCTGACCACCTACGGCTACCGCCTGGGGCAGCCCTCCCTCAAGCCCGCCAAGGGCTGGACGTGGGACAAGATTGTCGCCCTGCTCAAGACTACGCGCCGCAAGGCGTACCTGGTCACCAAGGTGACTCCTGACAAGGATGCAATCCGCCAGCATGTCAAGCCTCACAAGCTCGCCAAGCTGGGTTTGGAGATCAAACAGGTGGAGACTTTTTACGTAGAGAGGAGTACCAGGGATGACTAAGATTGAGGTTAAAGACTATGGATTCCAGACCCTGCTGACTATCTGGACGGGCACTGATAGAGGAGGAGCAACAGCCACTCTTGTCTATCTGACGCCCAAGCAGCGGCAACAACTGATCAAGGCTCTACAAAATCCCGGTCATGAACAATAAGCCACTTACCAAGCGACAGATCGCCGTACTGTCCATTATGGCCGGCAAGGCCTACAAGCGTATCCAGTCCCAGGGATGCCCCCTCCCGTCTCTGAGAGATTGGAGGCACGACGAGGTCTGGGCAGCCACAGGGATCACCGAGTCATTGACCAAAGCCACCCAGGAGCACTACGTACCTATCTATAATAGGCTGGCATCCTATCTTGGCTGTGCGCCTGTCAAGGACCGTACCTGGTCGGAGATGGACAAGGCCATCCACAATCTGCGTGATGCCATGCAGCGCTATGAGATAACTCCGGACTATCTGGCCGAGATTGTGCGCGACCAGCTGCACCTGCCTTGCACGGGCCGGGATGTGTACCAGGCATTGCGCAACTGGGCCGCCGTGGAACACGTCCGGCACCTGATGTACACCGTCATCAACCGGGGACGGGCGGAGACTCGCAAGATGGCCGCTGAAACCGGGCAGGAGACCTACGAACCGCACGCTGATCCGTGCACTATGCCGCCCGGCAAGCTGGCTGATCATGTCGGGGCTGTACGTATTGTTCCCACTCCTGGGCCTCATAAGCCCACCGCGCGGGGATTCCACAGTAATATATGGATGCCAGATCAGGAGGTGCAGCCATGAGTGATCCTACTTATCCGCTCACATGGCCTGAGGCACTCAAAGCTGCCAAGCAGGGTGCACTTATTGAGTGTTCTTGCATATCTCAACCATTAGGATACCGCATTATGGCAGTGTTTGACCCCGTCAGAGGGGTGTTGGTGGATCATATTTGGCAGGACTGGACTATCGACATTGGCAGCGCTGAGGCCCGATCTGGATGGCGTATTGTATCACAAGATAGCCGGGAGGGGATGCCATGATGAGACAGGAGACGCCCCTGTACCTATTGCCGTATCAGCAAGCCGTGCTGGATGCGGATAGGCTTATCTCTTCGCCTCCTCCGACGAGTAATGTAGTGAGTGGATTTTCCGGCCATGTGGTTGTCGATGAGTTTGATTCCCTCCTCATCGACATGCAGGATTACCTGCCGGGAGGGGACTTCCCGCTCACTTACGAGCAGGCTCTGGATCAAGCCAGGCAGGGCAGTATAGTTGAGTGCAGCTTTGGCAGGGTTAGGTACCAATACGAGGCAGATGCTGATTGCATAACTTGCATCGACATGGAGCAGCCCAGTAATGCGGAGGGGTACTGTGGATGGAGGATCGTTCCACAAGAGGAGATACAGCCATGAGCAGGAGGCTTGCTCTGATACCCTTGCGTCCTCGGTACTGGGATGTCGTCAAGGATGGCTGCGGTATTACGCGCAAGCAGTACGATCTATACTACCAGGATCAGGAGATAGCTATCGCATACCGCCTCGGCAATGTCTATGATTACCCTACCAGCCTTTGGATGCTTCCAGCTCCTCAGGGATACCGATATCTTAGGCAAGAGATGTATCATCAATTCCGATGCCAGACCGGACGCCCCCGCCTGGTGCATGCCTCCTGTGGATGTGCGGATTGAAATAACAGAAAAACTATCATGAAAACCTTAGAGCCGGGCGATAAGCTTAATTGCTACGTTATTGATCGCAATGGCCAACAGTCCAATCTAGCCATCCAAGCGCTTGTTGTCACCACCAAGCAGTCACTGTATGCTGATAGTCTCTATTCTACTGTCCTGTGCATCATTGACGAAAGGATAGAGAAACTGCTGGAGGAGCATCAGGGCGAGGAAATGACGCCCTTTGTCCGCGCTTTATGTTGTGATGACTAG